GATAACAACCTGGTCGTCAGCTAGGGAAACTCCCACGCTCTCTACCTCATCAAGTACGGTAGGTGCTTCTGGGTTGACGGTAAGGTCTGTGACGCTTACCTCAGCTTCATAGGCCTTAGCCTGTGTAGCCATAGAAATTTCATTTGCCCTTGCAGCCTGCTGTTCAGCCACTGCCTTAAGTTGTTCTTCTCTTTGACGTCCTGTAACGTCTGATACTTTTGCTTTTGCCACGATTTTTATTCTCCTGTTAGTTAGTTGTTAGTTAGATAGGTTATTGCTGATTGTAGGATAGTAATGTTGTCCATAAATCTGCCTAGTCCATTATTACACTGATTACAAAGAAGTCCCCTTACCTCACCAGTATCGTGGGAATGATCCACACAAGCCTCTGAAGTATCTTTAAAAGGAGTTTTGCAGATAGCACAGGACTCGTCCTGGTCTTCCCACATTTCTTCAAACTGTTCCCATTCAATTCCATAAGCTCTGCGACGCATGCCTTGTCTATGACAAGTCTTACAGCCTCTGGAACCATCTGATTTTATTCTGGTATTGCCTTCATCATACATATGGCCTCTAGAACAATGGGTCTTATTTCTATTCCAAGTGCCTATAGTATCTGACTCAGGTAGTCCTTTACGCTTTCTCTGCCAGTTCATTCGGCAAATCTTGCAAACTACCTTACCAGCTAATCTAGCCCCTTCGGGATATACATAAGAAGTTTCTTCGGTAACCAAATGCCCATTAAGACAAATGTCGCCTATATTTAATTTTGTTCTTGCCATCTTGCCTCCAGTACAATATTGAATAAGTTCCCCTATTCAATATTGTACCAGATTCAGACTTATTTCTGCACTATTTTAGGCTTAATTCGTCTCTGCGATAACCACAGATTGGTCCGTTATCAAGCCGAGGCCGTAGATAGCATACCAAGCAAGTGCGTGCTCACGACCGAAGTCGAGGATTCCACCATCGCGGAGTTCGACTGGAAGAGAGATTGCGTGACCAAATGCGTTATCTCCAATGAAGATAGCTGAGTAACGATCGTTAGATCCGTTACCGGTAGCAAGTACTGGAGTTGTGTAACCTCCGCCAGTTGGGTATGTGATTGATCCTGGAGCCACTGCTGTGTCGGTTGTGTAGTTGGCACCGGCACCGTTTGTGACCTTAGAGATCTGTGTTGTCTCAATGAAGACTGTGTCGTACAAACGACCGATTTCACCGAGCATGAAGTTACCTGGAGCTGCATACTTTGTGACTTCAATGAACTCTGAGTTATCGCGTAGGCGACGGCTCTGGTGAGGGTGAACGAAAGCAACATAGGTCTCACCGAGGCGAGGGATGTTCTTTGTTGCCAATGTTTCGACAGCGTCCTTTACAGTACGAGTTGAGAGGAAGTGGTTACCTGTCATTGATGCACGTGATGTGCCGTTTGAGCCGTATGCATAAAGGTTGTTACCAGCTGCATTTGAAGCTGTTGAGTAAAGACCTGAGCGATCTTCACCGTAGATGACTGAAGAAGCAGCCATGAGTGTGTCACGAGCCTGGCCGTCAAGGTAGAGAGCCATGTTACGTCCAAGAAGACGTGAAGCTGATGCCATAACGTCATCAAATGATGCGTTGAGTAGGAGCTCTGATACTGCGATTGCAAAGCCATGCTCTGCTACAGTGATCGAGAACTGCTGTGCTGTCAATGCGTTTGTTGACATACGGACGCCTTCAACCAAAGGTGCGGCAAATCCGAGATTGTTATAACGCATGAAGTTGATCTGGAGACCAGGAGCTACGCCTAGTTCTGTCTTCTTGACTGCGAACTGCTCGAAGCGCAAGATAGGCATTGACTGGAATAGAATTTCCTTAGACCAGATGGTCTGAATTGCTTGTGTAAGCTGGCTGTTAGAGCCCGAATACGCTGTAGGTGCTGCGGCTAAATTGCCGGTACCTGTTACGGCTGATGCCATGTCGGTATTACTCCTTGTTCATATATGTTGGGGGGATTAGACTTGCTATTTAGTTTTTAACCAAAGATTCCTTTGTCCGCGCCACGTCCCATTCCGAGACGATCACGAACTTTCGCGTATTCGCTAACCGACATTGCAGAAATTTGTTCTGCAGAGAACTGTTGTTGGTCCGAATTATTTTCCATGGTTGGTGGCAATGTAGGCTTTGTACCGACCATATCACGACGGGCGGATGTTAAAGCACTCTGTGCCGATTCTAGGATCTTAGAGGAACGATCTCTAAGGCTAGTAATACTCTGTTCAACCTCTTCAGGAGTATTTCCTGAGATTAGATCTACAAGCTCAGGGATAATATTATCCTGTTCTTCCTGAACACGACGGTTACGATACTCTGTAAGAGCGGCATACTGACGTTCACGTTCAACTAACGCGAGGTTGCGTGCGTTTTCTTTCTTCACTTCATCAAGCTGCGACTGCCACTCTTTTTCTTTGAGTTCGAGTAGCTGACGTGTGTCCATCTCAGCTTCGGCCTTTTTACGAGCTTCTTCTTCAAGAGCTACACGAGCCTTTTCTGCTTCTGATAGACGTTCTTCACGGTCTTTAGCGAGAAGTGTAACTTCTCCTTTTAATGACTCAATTGTATCGTAGAGCTTGTTTTTCTCTTGCTCTCGTACACGCTTGAGGTCTTCTTCAGTGTAAGTCTTTTGTTCTAAGAACTGAGACTGAGCCACTGTGTTGCTGTGTGTTGGAGTGGTGGTTCCTTTAGCTTCCATTTGGAAAGCTTCTTGAGCCACTGCATCCGTTACAACTGGAGATGCTTGTTCTGACATAGTTGTTCCTTTAGGTTTAAGAGGTCGTTGTCCGAATTAGTGCCACGATGACCTGCGGGTTTGTTTGGTATATAGCATGACAAACATTTTGAATGTAGTCATGCTAAAAGCTAATCGTTTTGTCCTTTGAATCCGTCGTCGGATCCGCCCTTTTTATCTGCCGAACGATATTGAGGAAGCTTAGTTCCGTAAGCCTCAGTCACAAGTTCGGACTGCATTTGAGCTAGAGTTTGCTCCTCAAACGGAGTAATTACTCCAGGCTGCCCTAGAGGACCGGCGCCTGTTCCATCTCCTGGAGCAGCCCCTGGAGGGGTAGTTCCGTCAGGCATCATGCCTGTTAGGGAAGTAATGGCTGAGTTAATCTGCTGCTTGATAAGGTTAATGGCCCCATCACCCTTAGCATCAGCGATAAGTTCTGCACGAATCTCCTCTAGCTTCTCTGCTGGGAACTCTTCGCCAAGCTGACGTAGAGCACCTTCACGAGATTCTAGGTTCATTTGCATCTTCATCTGGATCTCACTCAGGACAATCATCTTGTCTAGTGGCAGAGGCTGCGCAAAGTGGACAATAGTTTCGTATGTAATAGGGCTGTTTAAATCAAGCTTTGTAAGCTGGTTCTGCTTGATTGGCCCATTATAAAGAGGGTTGTAGTTAAACATCTCAGGCTCTTTAAATGCAAGAGTCTTAAGAACTAGCTCATTAATGCGGCGAAGTCCTTCACCATACTGAACAAGCTTCTGTTGATAGCGGTTCATCAAAGGTTGATACTGAATAGAAAGAGCAACACCGGAAGTGTTAGAAATCGGCTGTACTTGACCAAGAGCGGTCTCAGGTACTCCAACCATCTCATGCATGGCTGTCTTTACCACTTTAAGGTACTCCATAGCCCCTACAAGGCCCTGTCCGCCACCTTCTAGGTTGAATACCTGGGCTTCCTTTGGTAGGCCGCCCCAGACCTTCTTAGGGCCCTTTTCAAGGGCAGAGGCTTTAGCTCCTGTGATAACTGTTACAGGCGCTGCATGGTAGTTGATGATATCTGCGATATCAGTAGCTACTTCGTTATAGTTACGGTTAAGGGTAATAACGTCGTGGCAATCAGATAGTCCCCAAGGAGATCCCGATACACGGACGTTAGGGATGTGAATGACTGGGACTACGCCAATAGGATTAGGACGGCTATCGATAAGCTCGTCATTAATGTATTCTTCGATGCGGTCATCAGTCAAGATTTCAGTATATGTGTAGACCTGGCGTGTGCCTTCAATAGATGTACCCCAG